CGCCAATTGTTCCACCGCGCTGCTGACCTATGGTCTGTCCTTGAAGTTGCTTTTCTTCTACTGATTCAGAATCATCTTTTTTCTTTGTGTTCTGGTATCTCTCAAGAAGTCTCTTGCCCTTAGCGGCGAGCTTCGCTGCATCTTCTGCATTCTTTGGAACTCTTTCACCCCAAGCTGCAGCAGAAAGAGCCAAACGTGTTGCTCTACCTTTTTCATCGACCATTGGGCCTGATGGATTCGTAAAAAATCTTGTTAGGAATGAACCCTTGCGACGCATCTTCTCTGGCGTATCAGCAGCACCCTTCACTCCAGGCTTTAGGTTTGAGCCTTCTGTTCTGTTGAAGTGCGCTCTCCCAGCTGCTGTCAAACCACCCTTTGGGTCTTTTAGTTTTTGCTTTGCTGATTTCTCATCTACCGGAACGCAGTTTGGAACCATCTTTCCGGCCTTGCTTCTCTTCATCCCGATTTGCTTATAACCGTCCCAGCACGGACTGTCTGATGCTTTTGTTTCGTTGTCCTCGAAAGAGTCAAAATCATCCGAGTAATTATCAAACACTTTTGACGAGAAGTACTCGTCGTATATAGGCATTAATTCTTCGTCATCTACTTCTGATACCACTTCAACCTTGAGATTGAGCAATTCTTCGAAAAGTTGGTCGTCATCTATTTCGTTCATTTCACAATTCTCCCATATTTTTATTGGTTTGAAGGACAATAAATGATAACACTAGCCAGCGTCAACAATCATGTGAATCCTATGAGTGGAGCCATTGTTGTCGACTCTGTGAACCCTGTTGGTGTTGTCTATCACCCAAATCTCCCCTGGTTTTAAATTCTTAGAAATACCACCAACCGTGAATGTGCAGGAGCTATTTGTGACAATAGGTATGTGTATTCTGTGAGTGTTTCTGGTGACCACCCCCTGGTCTTTATGCGGCTTAATAATCCCTCCAGGGTTCATCCTTGTCAACATCGAGGACGTTTCTGAAACTTGACCAATGGATTCTCCTGCAATTTTGCATATTTCCATTATGTCCGAACTGAATTGTTCGTAATGTTGGTGCTTTTCTGGACTGTACTCATTGGACTTTGGAGAATACTTCAACGGGATTGTCTCGGTGTGATAACTGGCTATCCCCCCTGTGTTTTTTCTACCCTTATATTCACTCCAATCTAGGTCATTGAAGGATAAAACCTTATTCAGTAGATTCTGAAAGTCTGGGAAAATTCCCACATATCTAAATGCTTCATTTTCTTTCATGAAATCATCCTATATAAAGCAAAAACCTCACGCCCCCATTGCTGGAAACGTGAGGTTTGCTTTTACTTGGTTTGAATTACGCTTCTGGAGCTCCGTCGAAGTCAATCGAAACGAACGCTTCTGGACGCTTAACAGCGAGAGCAAGTCTCTGTTCTGCAAGAATCACGATTGCGTTGCGCACGAAGAAGTCTGAGTGCTGTTCCGAAATTCGGATTGAAGCCTGCTCGCGGTCGTACAGCTGTGCAGCAGTACCGAAGGCGCCGACGAGGCCGGTTCCTTCTGTCATTGCTGGAGTGTCGATAACTGGCATTCTCCAAACGCGTGGCTCGCCACCCATTGCAACCGAAACTGCGATGAGGTATTGACCCTGCTCGTCCTTCGTCAACTCGATGTCTTCCCAGTCGTTCGGGTGCAATACAACGCCCGATGGCTCGTAGTAAGCCAAGAACGAGAGTGTTGCGGCACGACGGATTGCATCAGCCTTGGTGTCTGCTACTGGAAGTGTTGCACCATCTGACCAGGCGTATGTCTGGATGTTTGGTGTGTTCAAAACGCCCAAGAGGTTCTCGCCAGCGCCGTCGCCATTGAGGATTTGGTTGTCTTCCAACAAACGAAGGCCGTACATCAATTCGTTGTCGATGATTGAACGCAGCTGTGGCTCATCGGCAAGGACGTTGCGGTGTGCAGCTTCCCAGTGTGCCAATGTGCGAACAGGAGCCTGCTCACCAACGAATGAGAATGATGACTGTGGCTTCAACGCGAATGCGTTGTTTCCACCGTTACGCTCTGCGATTGTTGATGCCGAGTTAACACCAGCAGCGTAGCCGTAACCCTCCTGGATAGGAGTGGTGAAACCGAGCTGACGGAAGTACTCAATAACAGCAGCAGTTGTTGTGCGAACTGGGAACAAGTCACGAACACGCTTTGTGCGCATTGGCTGTGTAATCATCGCATCGCGCTGTACTGAACCAAACGAGCCAAGACGGCTGTTTGTTACGTCAGTGCCAGGAAGTGCTGAGTAAACGTCCTTCACATTGTATGAACCAGATGTGAACGAAGCCTTTACCTGCCATGGTGCAACCATGTTTGCGCCGTTACGGCCGTTTGCGAGTGTCTTGAATTCAGCTGAGTCCAAGAACATTTCGCCGATTGACTTGATTTCACGGCTTGAAAGCTGTGCAACTTCTGCACTTGCTGCAGCGAATGAACCTGCAACACTTTCTGCTGGCTGTGAAGCCCAAGAATCAACGCTGTTCATTGTCTGCATACCGTCAATGAGGCTCTTGATTTCCTTGATGTCTGACATGTTCTTGTCGAACGCTGTCTTCTGCTCAGGGGTGACGACAACTGTGCCGTCTTCTACACGGAATGAATCCGCAATGGCCTTATTATCGGCCATCTTTCCACGAAGTGCACCTTGCAGTTCGTTTAATCTTGCATTGTCTTGCGACATGTTTTGCTCCTATTGGAATTGATTGAGGGTTGGGTTGTTAACTTTTATTGTGGCTTAGGTAAGCACCCAGCCCTAGTTATATAAAGTAACAGAGATTTACACCTTTTAGTGGAACTACTTTATTTGCAAACAAAAGTGTGTAAATGATTAAATTAATCTTCTGTTAGTTCTTCTTGGATTGATTTTTTTCTTTTTAGTTTTCCTAGCTCTTCTCGTAAAACTGTTCTGATTACATTTCTTTCTTGCGCAGCTCTTCCTCTTCGCCCAAGCGAAGTTGTGCCGGCTAAACGGGCGTAATCACTCATGTTTGTGCATGGCATCCAAACTGCCCTGCCAGTTTTGGATATTCTTCTGCTTATCCCAATACACCCCATTTGACGCGAACGAGCACGAGCTGATTCTGGGTCAGTAAAAACATCTGGGTCGTTGTCTCTAACGTATTGAGGTCCAGTCATTGCCGCTTTTGCCATGCTCGCACCAAACATGTTCATTGTTGGGCCGCCAGAAACAGTTGAGCCGCTTGATACGGATGAGCCAACGGCTTGGGGTGGGGCGAACTGATTTGGGCCAGAAGTTATTCCTGGAGCAGAGCCGTTAATCCCCTGTATTGGCCGTTCATTAAGTTTTTCCCAACCATCTCTTTTTTTCTTGCGTTTCTTACGACCTACTTCTTCTCTTTCTAAACGCCCTTCGAACGATGACTTCTCTTTCCATTTAGAAGTTTCGGCTCTATTGGAAATTCGCTCCAAGGAATCCATTGAAGCACAAGGCATCCAATTCCCGTCTTCGTCTTTGTGTGCTCCTCTGCATCCAATCATTTCTGCAACACGAAGAGCTTCCATCTTCTTGACTAATTCTTTTTGCTTAGCCATCTTAGAATCGCTTCAGTCTTTGCTCTATAGCTTTGCTTATTCTTGTGCCATGGCTTAATTCTTGGTTTTCAGATATTGATTTAACTCTTCTCAGCGAGCGGTTGCTCGTGCAGCCAATTTCTGACTTCTCGTCAATAAATCGAGATATCTTTCTTGACATGCCAAATCCTGCTGTTTCTTGAATTTTCATAGATTCAAAGGATTGTTTGTATTCTGAGCGTTGGTCGATAAATTTTCCAGATTTAGTATCGATTGAGACTTTTTTACTTTTTGCCTCTTTTATCAAAGAAATCTTTTTAATTTTATTTTTGAAAGATTTTGCTCTGTAGTCGAACTTTGAGAATTCTGATGAATTTTTATCCACTTTCTCTGATTTAGTCTCAATTTCTGAATTCTTGTTAATTATGGTTCTACCAACAAAAATAGTTTTTGAAGCAAAAGTCTTCTTAATTACCTTTTCGGCAAATTCATTCAATTCTATTTTCTTTGACAATGTTTTATCAATAATTGATTTTGCTGCATTATCGCTAACAGACTTGAATGTAGTTGATTCAGTCCATTCTGGAGCTTTTATATCAGCTTCTGAAGAAACTGTCTTTTGGGCGTGCTCAGCCCAATCCGAACCCATTTCATGGAAACCATAAAAAGACAAAGAATCATCACTTTTCACAACTAGTGCAAATGGAGTATCTCTGACTACATCTTTAATTACGAGTATTTCAGGCATTTGTTCCACCTTTGAGTACTTCAACAATGCTTCTCTTGCTGTTAGAAAGTGTTTCTAGTCGGTTTTTGTATAAAGTTTCTACTATCGACAAGTGTGTCTTTTCTCCGGCCGAGAGACCATCTTTTTCGAATCTTCTACGTAGCTCATTCATCTTAAAAGAGCGTGCCCTCTTGAGTAGGGCTTCAATGTGTTTTCTATACGCAACCTGCTGGTCCTGTTTCAAGTTGTTGTAGTACTCGGAGTACCTGGCACCGTTTGAACCCTGGTAAAAACCAGCGATGGTCATTTTTGTTCTCTTGGATATTTGAATCTTGTCAAGGTCAACCAACCCAGAGGTCACGTTCTGTGCAAGCATCGGCACTGCGCCTTCAGGGGTTGTTAATGGGTAAATTGAAGAACTTGGTCTGTCTCTTTGGTCTGTCAAGAAATCAGAAATCATTATCGTAGCAACATCTTCTGGCTTGAGGTCCGAGAACTTTACGTCAGGGCTAAATTTTGCGCCCTTTAGCGCTGTTTCGACATCTTCTCGGATATATCTTCTCTTATCAGACGGCTTGTCAGCAAAGATTACGTCAGGGGATTGTAGGCCAAGATGTTGCTGAACATCTGACGCAAATCTTTCAGCCAAGTGCTGATACTTGTCTGGAGATGAGTAAAGAAAGTATTTATCTGCGCCAATCGTTAGAAGAGACTGGTTGTTTGCAAGTTTTCTTTCCTGTATAAGCTTGCTGTTCGACAATAGTTTTGGCATGATTTCCGCTGAAACCATAGATATCGAGCCACCAGCAGAGATGTGTTCAATTGCAGCTTCAAGTGAGGTTATTTTCTTCCCAGTTTGAGCATTTGATGACGACTGTCTCGCAACGGCTGCACTTTCTCCTGCAGGAGCTTTTGGCCTTCTTTTTCCGGAGAAAGCCTCTGTGGCCCAACGAAATTTACCTTTTACTATCTCGTTTGGATTCTTTAGTCCTATAAAGTTTTCCGAGTATCTAATTCCATCACCCGTTTCGTCTGCAACCATCTTCAGCTTCGATGCAGGGTCGGATGTTGACTGCGACTCAATTGCCGTATTGACAGTGCGACCAAGTTTCCTTCTCTCACCAACTGAAAGCTTTCTTGCCTTCTCTAGCGTGATTGTGGAGCCACCAGGCAAAACATAGACAAGAGACTTAACGCCAGTATTCGAAAGAAGTCCAAGCTCGTCGTTGCCTATGTCATCTGGAGAAAGAGCTGAAAGGATGTATGTTGCGCCTTCCATGTCTCTGTTATCCGGGATTGCTCTCAAAACCTTTGCAGGGACTACTGGCTCTAAAACAAAACCGTCTCTTCTAACCATTCTTGTAGCCTTGCCGTTATATCCACCAATTTCTGAAACCATTCCTTTTACTTGTTCAGCAGCAGAACGTGGATTATCAAGAGATACTTTTGGAATCTGTGGCTTGCGTGATTCAATCAGATTTCCAGGCAGGTCGCCACCGGTAAGAGGTTTTCCTGTTACGGGCTCTGGTTTTGCTGGTCCGCGTCCTGCGCGTCGAAGAGCAGCAACGAGCATCCTTAGTGGTGACGGAATATCAAAAAGTTTTGCTCCGCAAGTTGATAGACGAGAGTCAGTAAATCTTCCACCGTACTGGTAGCCCTCTGGACATCTGTAGCCACGATTTTGTCCTGGCTTTGAACCACCGACACCACCAGGCTTTCCAGGGGTAAGTGTTCTGTATATAGCAGAACGAACTGGAGAACGAATTGGGTCTGAGTCTCCGGGTATAGCAAGGCTTCTCAATGTTGAACCAATGCGTGATGCTTTTGTCTGTATCTCTACAGAGTCAAATGCACTCTTTCTGAGTATTCTGTCCGTGCCATTACGCTTGGATAAAGCCTTGAATGACACTACATTTTCAGAAAGCTTCATTCTTGAGCGCGCAATATTATGCAGATTCTTTGCATCAATATCTGCAATTACGATACGCGCGACAACTACGGCACGCTCAGGGCAGCATGGCAATGAGCCATCAATTTCACTCATAATCCCCACCGCAGCATTCTGCAGACTTGCGACCAGAAGGGATTTCAAACTTTACGGTTTCGCCTTTTTCGTCTTCACCCTCCATTTCCCAGTTATTGTCATCCCTGAGCAATTCTGCAAACTTTGGTTCCATCTCAATGAAGTCACGCAAAACGCTAAAAGCGTGAAGAATGTCTGATTCGGTTACTACGTCATTTGGCTTTTTGTCATTAGCGCCTTTGAATTCATGGAAGAAAACATCATCTTCGTAGTACGAGTCATTTAATGACTTCTTTGCAGTTCTCTTTGCGGCGCTGCGGAGATGGCTGGCAAACTCAGTGTTCGTCCAATTTCTCTTCTTGAGCTTTCCGCGGCAATTCTTCATGCCCGGATGATGGCATCCCTCGTTTGGCCAAAGACCAGTTGTTTCATGATGTAACCATGCGCAAATATTGTTCAATGGGTATAGCTCTGGGTGGTTTGCAAGAATCACTCGGCAACGACGGAATCCGCCTGGTTTGCGCATGATTGGTCGCCAGTAGCGTAAAAGTCTTTCTAGGTTTCCACGACGAGGGCCGTATCCACGGAGCAGGTCGCCAGTAACCAGCTCTTGAGGGATTATTCCGCCAAGAGGGTCGAGTTTCACTTCGTTATTTTCGAATTCAGAACTCATTGCCATCCTCGTGTTTATTTGCGGAATTGTCTACCTTATAATCTACCATTTTAATGAGACTCTTATTATTTATAAAGTCAATTGCTCGTGCATTCTTCTTTTCGAGCTTCACTTTTGTTTCACCAACTGTTGACAGTGTTGTTATGCCCTCAAGAACTTCTTTTTCTATTTCGACATCTTTCTTGATGAACGTCTCATACCACTTGCCCTTTGTTGGATTCTTGGGAGCATCCCATAGAGAACGATGAAACTTGGTGTTTCTAATCTTGTTTAATCCTTGCGCTTTTGAAGCCCATGAAAAGAAGTGAATCTTTACAGAAGAGCCATCTGGCCTAACGATTGCTCCGTCCTTTTCTCCAGCCTTTGCGTCCACGTCGTAGTAAACCTTATTGCCGTCGTATGTTCCAACAAGTACAGCTTTCATGATTAGTCGACCATCAAATCTAATTGTCCGCTTTTTCTGATGCTGTCAAGTGTTTTCTTTAGTTCTGCTTCAACTTCTGCATCGATGTTTCTTTTAATTATCTCATCAACCCTGGTTGTTGGACTGGCTGTTTTGTCGTAAGAGCGAGGGTTCTCGATGTTTATTCCCTGTGGGTGAGCGAACTTAACATAACCAACTCCCATGCCTTCATACTTCTCTTTAATCTTCTTGGCGGCGCGGTACTCCTTGAGCTTGACCATGCTTGCCGTATTCAGTGGTTTGCCCCCAGATATTGAATAGAAGTAGGCAACCTCTTCTGGCGTGAATCCAAGTTTCTCAAGTTTTGATGCAAGCGACCTGTCGTTCACCACATCTGAGATATCTTCTGATTCAGCAATCTTGGCCACCTTTGAATACGGGTAGTGAATTCCCTCAACTTCATTCTTCTTGAATCCACCAAGAATCTGAGCCTCAAATGGCTCATGGGAACGAGCCGATGAGTCAACTGACCCAACTGGTGCCATCTTTCCATTTTCATCCATTGACGCATTGACGGAAGAAAAGTTCTTATCCATCTTTGCTCCGAGTAGATGAAGCATTGCTTCAGTGTTCTGTTTCTTTGAAGAAATTCCGTCAGCATTCATGATTGCGTCGGCAATGTCGTCAGGGTCGTTGGAGTTCATCGCTACTGGTCTGTGCGCCGACTGTAGAGCCTCTCCACGCCCATAGGCGGTGCGATTAGACACTTCAGGCTTAAGGATTACCTCTATTTCTCCGAGTGCAGTAAGACCGTCGCCAACCACGTCATTATCGCCAATCTCAAAGATTGCATCACTTCCGATGTTCCCCTTGCCAGATGCGGCTATCTGCCTCTTCTTCTCTTCGTTGTGTGAACGATGCACAACATATCCGCTTACTGGTTTTGCAGAGTTTGGGGTTGATTTGCTAATACCAATTCTGCTGTTGTACTCATCTCTAAATGCATCAGATGAGCGGCCAGCTCTTTTCCCAGAACTGAAAGCAGAATCCCCAAATGGGTCGTATTCTGTTTTTGCTGGTGTGTAATCGTTCTCATTGTAACCATCAAATGGGTCATCATATTCACTTGATGCTGGTAGTGACTCGGAGCCAAAACGACTACGCAGCTCAGCGAGGTCTGGTCCATCACTAATACCATCTTCGCCAATACCATCTTCGGTGTTTTTTTTCTTTTTTAGTTTTTTGAATTTCTTTCCAACTTTGTCTCTGGCTGAACCGACTATCTCGCCAGCATTTTCCAAAAGTTCAGCCCCCTCACCGCGTATGATGTCACCAAATTCATCAAGCCTCTGCTTGTTCTCATCTGTAACGACTCGCTCATCAATAAAATCTGAAGCAATAGTCCAAGCGTCTGCAAGCTTGTCCACCACTGGGTCCGGAAGGCCATTTGGTGCGACTCTGTCCACGGCGGACATTGCAACATCCATTTGGTTTTGAGTTATCTTCCCTCTTTGAACTGCTTCTTCTAGACCACGCTCGGCAACTTCTCTTCCAGCTCTTCTGGCAACGTCAACTGCAAGCGCGGTTGCAAAACCAACAGGACCACCAGCCGCAAGAGCGCCAGCCATATTCACGCCGTACTTAACGCGTTCACGAGTGTCTTCGTCTGCTCCAGAACGCTTCAGAACTGCGTCCAACACTCTTCCTGTTGCGCGACTGCCAGCAATTCCGGCAACTCTCTGTGTTTTACTTGGCTTGTTCGTGGTTCGACGGCCAGACGAAAATCTATCGCCTACCATGACCCCTGTTGTCCCAGTAAATTTGTCTGATATGCCAACGCTCTTTTGAGCATTTTTGCTCATTCGCGCTAGTTCTTGTGGCCACAGTTCAAGTGTTGACGGTCTGCCTAACTGCTCTTCTGTTCCGGAAGCATTCATTTCAATATATGCATGTGGCATATTTGAATGCATTTGATAATTAAATCCCTCGCCTTTTGCAATTCTTCTCACGGCCGATTCCGCTCCAGTAGATGAGCTGTATTCTCCGGGTTTAAAGAAATGTTTTGCACCAAGTTCTTTTAGTGCTGTTCTGACCATTTCATTTGAATCACCGTCTTCTGTTGTTTTTACAACCTGAAAACTACCCTTTGGCATCTTTATTCCGCCACCTGGTTTAGGTGTTAAGACGGTGTCAACTGGGAAAAGAGAATCTACGCTGTCTGGATTATTTTCCAATACATCTCTAAGTCGAACAACTATCACATTCGAACCTGGTTTTTGTTGGCGAGCAATATGACCACCAGCCATATGGTTGAGCGCAAAGTGTATAGTGTGTCTTTGGACGGTTACCTTTTCTCCTGAATCAGAGGTCAATTCATAGGCGCTAAGTGGTTTAAGTATTATGTTCCCGTCAGCGTCCAGTGGTGGGTCGTACTGAGTTTCGTGAACCAAGTACAAATCATCCACACCAATCTTGTCCAGACCCTCTTTCCGTTCTTGCAAAAGGTCGTCCTCAGAGAAAGATATTCCTTCAATAGATTTTTCTCTTTCTTCAGCAATAAGCTTCAAACCAATTTCAGAAAGCCTGTCGAACTCTTTTGCTGCGTCATCATCACCACGAACAGACGCATAAAGCAATGCGTCAACATTTGTTGACCTTCCAGGACTTCCTCCTTCACTGAGGTGCGCGGCGCGGGCAGCTACCCACTTCTCAGCAAGTTCCTGTCCTTTATCACTTGTTCTATCCAGACCGGTTATGGCGTAAGGATTTATCGGCACATTTTTTATCTCAGTGTCTGACTCCATTTCAAAATCATTAGTCGGACCACCGAATACGACAGACTCCCCTCCAATGTCGTATACATCAAATGCCTTCCTTTCTTCTCCGAATCGTCCTTCCTTTTTTGCAAATCCTTGAGTTGGAGATTTTTTAAGGTCTCCAGGTTTTAGCGTTCTCTCTATTGCCCCAGATGAAAGTTTTTCTGGTTTTTCAGAAATTTCTTTTCCTCTTTTTACTCCAAGCTCATCCTCGTCTTGAAAAGTTTCGGCTCGTTCAATTTTTCTGTATATATTTGCTCCAGACGACAGTTTTGGAGCTGTGCGCCTTGTTCTTGGGTTTAATCTTCTCTCAAGTCTGCGACCAATTGGGCCACTTTCAAGAACGATATCGTCTGTCTCAGTTGGCAAGAATTCGCCATCGTCAGCAAATTTTGTAAGTTGATTCTCTGTCATTCTTACGCGTGGACGCTTGTCTATCCCTGCGTGAAATTCGACCGCTGCATCTTCGATATCTTTAAGAATTGCTTCTACTGATTTTCTGGCAACAACATCAGCTACTGCCGGGTCTAATGATTCCCTCGACATGTCGTTCATTACTTCTTTTGGACTCTCGCCAGCCATGACGCGCTTGATATCTTCAAACGTCATATTTGCCCTAGTGGCTCTTACGACTTTTCTTTCTTCGCGCGTCTGTGGGATGCCAAGAACCTCACTTCCCGTAGTTGGGTCTAATGCTGCACCTGCTGAAGTCTTGTATGGTGCGCGCTTTTTAGTTCCAGGTACATGGTCAGGGTCGAATTCAGGTGGCTGTGGAAGATTTGCAATTATTTCTCCACGCTTTGCAAGTTCGTCGTCAATAGACTTGAGGGTTGCCCTATCTGTTCCCTGCCAACCTTTTCTATCATTTGCATAGTCTGGGTTAAGGAGCCGTCTGTAAACATCTGCTCTTCGATTAACCAGCTCATCAACGTCCATGCGGAATACTGTTGTCAGCCGCGGTCTTCCGGTTATTGGGTCGACCGGGTCTGGTTTGATGTCGGCTTCTGCTGGTTGGACGAGTGGGACCCTCGCGATAGACGTCTCGTATGGGGACCTTTCTAAAGTTCCAGGAATGTAGGGATAGTCTCGCGGTGGTGTCTTTGGAAGATTTGCGACTATCTCACCACGATAGGCTAATGTTTTATCCACTTCGGCAATTAGGCCATCATAGTCATATGGGTTGTCATCTCTATTTCTAAAGTCCGGGTCAAGCATTGCTTTGTACAGCCGAGCTCTATAATTAAGCAGTTCTTCTACGTTCAAAAGATATATTGAACTTAAATCAAACTCTTTGCCAGTTCTAGCTTTATACATGTCTCTGGCATCTTTAATATCAGCTTCTGCTGGTTGAACCAGTGGGGTCTTACCAATTTCGGCTATGTAGTCTTCGGACGGTGGCTCACCGAAAGAACCACCAGCGCTTATTACTTGACGTTTAACTTCTACGTTCTTATCTTCAATTTCAACTTCACGTTTTGGTCGTGATGGTGTAGAAGAAAGACCATTCTCTCTTCTTTGCGCAACGTACTTATTAGCAACTCTGTCAATTTTCTTTTTTGTCCCCTTTGCGTGCTGTCCAGCACCAGGACCCTCTTCGCCAATCGAGGAAGAGACTCTGTCCAAGACGTCGACGACATTGTCCTGTTCTTGGACACGCAGAACGATTGTCCCATCAGGCCTTACGTCGACAACTTTCATTTTTCCTGGAGGAAGAACAAGGGCTCCTTCTTCTCCAAGTTCAGTCTCGTTTGTCCTGAACAGTCCTTTATCACCTTTTGAAACCTGGACTATTACGCGAGTCTTTTCCTTGCCAGCACGAGTAATTACATCTCCATCAGCATCACGTGCCTCACCTGGTTTGTGTGGTGATTCATCTGTAATGATTCGTCCGCTTACAAAACTCTGATTATCAAAGTATTCGCTTACATCCTTGAATCCGCTATCTGTTACACCAAAATAAATCTCTGCTTCAATTTCTAGGTCATCAGGGATTGAAGACTCGTCCATTGCCTCCATTGCTGGAATAAGAACTTTCTCGATTTGGTCTTCGAGTGATGCTGTTTCGCTTTCTGGAGATAGGTCGCCAGCGCTTCTTTGTGCTCTTCTGTAACGTCGATTTATATTCTTTACCGCAGAAACATTCCCGTCAGGGTCAACAAGGTTTCCGATGTCAGTGAGTTCTGGGTCGCCTAGTCGCTCTACTGCAATAGCCTGTTCTTCAGTCATTGCTAAAGATTCGTCTCTTTGAATCTTCTTCGCGTAACTAGCGCCAGCTTTATCTGTCTTGACTTTCTTGGTTTTCTTTAGCGCCTGTTGCCTTGGTGGGTTTACGATTTCATCTATTCTTGTATCAAGTTCACGTCTTTGCTTTGCCCAAACTTTTGCGTCATCAGAGCCTTCAAGTTTTGACTTAAATATTGCTCTCAACATCTTCTTGTCTTCAAGCAGGACTGATTTATCGTCGGCGGAGAGTCCTGGCTCCTTCAGGGATATTTCGATATCAGCAAGCTTCTGTACAAACTCATCTTCCGTCATATCTTCGGCTTGCTGTTGCAGATTCTTTATCTCTTGCTGGCGAGAACGCGCAGCCATTTCTTTTGGTCTAAGGTTCCCTTCTGAGAACATCTTTTCGCGAACTGATTCGCGCATCTTTTTAACGTCGCTGCGCCGTCTGTCTTTGTCTTCGCTGCTAAATCTTTCAGCCCATTTCTTTTCTATCAAAGCAATCTTTGCGTTGTTTTCTTTGATTTTTCTATTTAAATTCTTGAACGCAGGAGAATCCTTGCTTTCGCCAGTTGCCTCGAGATTGTCAAATGCATCGTTGTAGGCTTCCCTGTTATATTCGAGACCGGCAAGGGCGTCGATAAAATCGCCATTTGTTGTAGAAGAATCCTGTGACCATTCTTCAATTAGCGACAGCTCTTTCTTGTGTGCTACTTCAAGTCGCTCTCGCACTTCTGCAATACTGTTTCCAGATAGTTCTGGGTCTGGACCAAGGTTCTCGTAGTAACGAGCCTCAATTTCTCGAAGACCATCTGCATCAGACCTTCTTCTAATGTCAATGTACCTGCCGTCAGATACGTCATCCATCCACTCAAGCGCAGCGTCAATGTCGTCACCGTAGATGAGACCAAGGTCCCTGAGAGCCCAAAGTTCTGCAGCAGCCTCTAGAGCCCAATGCTCTGCTCCGTACTCATCATTGAAATACATTTTTGGATACTCTCCAGCGAGAAATCCGACTACATCCGTTCTGGATAACGCATTTTTAAGCGACTCAAGGTCAATCCCATCGCCAGCCTTTGCCATAAGACTCATCACCATTCCGCTAGTGAGGTCTCTAATATTCTCCACCCTTACAGGCTCGCCCTTGTCGTTGAGGACAGTAATGAAACCGTTGGTTCTAATCTGTCGTTCTGCTTCTCGGTTGAAAGCCTGCATTTGAATAGTGTGGGCAATCTCGTGCTTCATAATATGTCGCGCAAATGCTCGTTCTTCAACCATTGCCGCAAGCTGCTTTGAATGCCCGTCAACGGTAACCAAGAAGTCAGTTAAAGCAGTTGCTCTTTCTGAATCGGTTTTACCACCAACAAAATCAATCCTCATTCTTTCGCCTGGAGCAAGACTTGGTATTAATGCTTCCTGATTATTCATTATCTCGGGAATATCAACATATATAACGCTCATCACGCGTTTGCTGTCTGGCGATGTGTACCCACCAGTAGATGCTTCGTCCATGCGTGGGTCGTCAGGACTTTTAACTTGAAAATCTATACGTGCAATAGTTCTCATATGTTCTGGGTCAGCAATGAATGAGTCAAGAGCCGATTCAAGTAGAGCTCTTTCGGTTGTGTACCAGCGCTCTGTGTCTGCTGCAATCAAGCTCTTTTGACGCTCTGGAGTTAGGCCTGAAAAGCCCGGAACGTGCGCAAGTCTTGCTTTTACTATCTTGTCAATGTCCTCTGCGGATAGTCTTGTGCTTGTATCTATCGTCCATGCACCGCTGTCTCTCAGCTTCTGGAAAACCTCAAATACGTCGTCGTTTGTTTTTATCTTTTCATCTGTTCTGATTACCCCAAGCGAGTCCATCAGGCTTGCGATGTTTATGTCCTGCTGAGCAAGCTTGTCTTGAGCGCGAATCATTCCATCAACAAATACCCTGCTATTTCTGTCGCTGAGGCTCGCTTCACGCCACTTTTTGATGTTCTTGATTCTTTTGCCGTTTTCATCACGCCATACGGTTCTACCGATTCCCGGTATTGCTCCGTTATCAAGCCATGATAGAAACTCAAAAAGTTTTTTTGTTGTGTGTTTTACACCAGTTTCTTTGCTGACATCAATCCCACTTGCCATCCTTTTAGCAAAGTCGAATATCTCTGATGCTGAAATTCCGAAACAGTTTGTTCCTGCATTGTCGGTGAACTGGTTTGCCGCAGGTGTACCTGGTGGGCATCTAAACTTTCCATTTTCATCAACAATGATTCCAAATGCGCTGGCAGCCCTAGCAATTAGAGACCTTCCTCTTTGCCCAATCGTTCTGCCTGGAAGCCTTTTTTCACTGTAGCCAGAAGGGTTGACAGTCTTTTCTCCGTTAAGACTAAATGGGTCAAGAGTTTGTTCTGATTCTTCGATTATCTCATCAGTTTTTTGGTTGACCTTATATTTTCTTATTCGTAGTTTTGGTTTTGCTGCGAGGATTTTTGCATACTCGTCAGCTGAAACAGAACGTGGCTCATCGACCCATCCAAAGTTTGGTTTCTTTACTGCAGTATTCCGCAATTTAACTGATGGGAAAAGATTGAGGATTTTGCCTTCTTCCCACTTTTGACCTGGAAGATAGTTGTACCCGTTTAGACGTTCAACCATTCCAGGCGTTCCGCCTTTATTGGTCCTCTTTTTCCCGTCGGTGTCTTTGTATGTCTCGTTACCTGTTGCGCCATCAAGCGCCTTTACAGACAGCCCGGCGTTTAGCGTTGGCCTTGTTATTGATTCAGTTACAGCCTTCTTGAACGCAATTGCTGCGTCGTTGAGGTCTCGTCTGCCAGCGAGCGGTGATACAAGCCTCTCGGATGTGATTGTACGTGTTTTATAGAACGGCTTACCCGTCATGGCGGGCCGCCCTTTCTTAGATTGTGTCAGTTTCTGCTTCGAGCAGCTGGAATTCAACAAGGGACTTCATGAAATCTCCATCAAGAGTTTCATCTTCCTTCTTGCTCATTCCTTCGCCACCGGCAACCCAGCCTGCTGGGATTAAGTTTTCTTTGCCGAGTTCGCGAGCGCGCTTGAGAATGTGTCGCTTTGCAGCTTCTTTATCCTTTGCGCGACCAAATGCTTGGATTGCATTTCTGAGGTCAGACTCGTTCGAAATTGGGTATGAACCATCTGGAAGCGCGTTTCCTTCTTTGGCCATCGAATCACGCTGTTCTTCTGTGAATGCGCGCTTCAACGCAATTTCTGCTGCTTCAGCTTCAATCTCTTCTGCTTCTTCTGGTTCGTACTTGTCGTAACCAAGAACTTCGCCATCAAGAGCAACGAATACATCGTATGACTTTCCGTCAAATCCTTCGATTTCAACAGCGTATGAGTCGATGCCTTCGAAGTTGTCTGGCTCAACAGCAACTACATGACCGTCAATTGACTTGACTGCGATTTCAGCTGCATCGGTGAAGCTAATCAAATTGAGTTCATCAATTGCTGTCTTCTGTTCAAACACGCTTTCATCGAGCTTGTGCCAGCCCATAACTTCTGCAGAAGTTCCGTCGATGAATACTTCGACTGCCTTGCCATCCTTGCCCTGAACATCAATGACGAACATGTCAGCATCTGGTGAGTAACCTGAATCGATTACTTTTCCGTCGAACATTTCTTCAGCCATCCCCTCAACACTCAAGAGGCCTGGCATTCCTTTTTCTGCGATACATCCGCCTGGGCAGTTGTCGCAAACAGAAGTTACAGCAGAGTAAGACTTACGCTCAATTGCGCAGATGTAATCATGTTCGCCAAGCTCATCTGACTTCATTCCCATTGTCGCCATGCGGCGCTTGCGGAATTTTTCCATCATGATATTTTGCTTCTCGGCTTCCGCCATGTCCTCTTCATCCTCGGAGTCCATGTCGTCCTCCATCGAGCCTTTTTCTTCTTCGGACATTTCTTCTTCGTCGTCCTCTTCGGACTCCATGTCCTCTTCTTCTTCGTCCACCATCTCTTCTTCATCGCCTTTTTTCTTAAACTTCTGCATGGCGGTATTGACTTTTTCCCCGCCATCCATCATGTCTTCTTCTTCCATGTCATCCTCTTCGGACTCCATGTCTTCTTCCATGCCCATACCCTTCATTGGCTTCTTCTTTGGCATCATGCCGTACATCTTTTGCATGTCCTCTTCGGTCATGTCTTCATCAGCGATGTCAAGGTCTGTTGCCGGTACCATCTTCATCTCTACTGGCATAGCGCCACATTTGCCGCACACCTTTGCTCCTGGAGTGAAACCGCACGCAGATGCATCAGCTCCTTTGGCGCACTTGAGCACAGCCCCTTCGCTGTCAATACTCACTGTTGCCTTGTCGTCGTAAGCCATAAAATAGAGCTCCTTGCGCCTAATGGTATGCAGAAGGCTAAATAGCCAACTGTTTATTAAATTATTTGTTTGTAAAAGTATAACCTACCATAGCGCCGCTATGGGAAGTATTAATAAAACGCTTTTCTAATTATCTATTAACGTCTTCTTTGTGAGTTGTCGTGAAGCTGAAGAAGTTTTGTCCATTGAGTTGGAGACAAGAATCCTTTGGCTTTGAATTGAGAAACAAGGCTTTGAGCAAATCCACTCCATTTGGCATTTTCTGCCCAGCCCATTATTTCTTTTTGCATTCTTGGGGTTATGTTTTCTGGGGCTCCGTTGTTTTCTCGCCCGGAAGAGAGTTTTGTAACTGCTTCCTGACCAGAATTGGTTATTCTGCGAGCGGCTCTTCTTCCACTGCTCATAGAACCTCCACCCTTGACTGAGTCAACGGTTTCGCTTAAGTCGTACTTCTTGTTGAGTCTGTCAACTATTTCCTGAACTTCTTCATCAGAGTAACGAAGCGCTTTTCCAACACGAGGGCTGAATTTTGGCTGCTTGCCTTGTTCAAAGGTCTTTAGACGGCTGATTATCTTTGCCGCACCAAGCACCTCATCGATATCGTCCCACTTAACCTTTTTGCCACTTCTTTCAACGGCGTCAACAACGTTTCTCCAGAGCGAGAATTGGGGAATTGAGTTGTCAAACTTGGTGCCGTCTTCACCGAATACTTCGCCAGCGCTTGGGATTATGCCTTGATTAACAAGTTGTTCAACTATTCCTGTTGGGACGCCTTCTTGTTTCCATTTTTTGAGCTGTATTGGTGTCGGCGTGAACGTCACTCCGTCAACTTCAAACGTCAGGGCTTCAGATAGTTCTGCATCTGACTCGACGCCAAGTGAATCTGAAAGCGCGGAAACAGAGAATCCGCCCTTGGAAATTTCTTGTGCAACGGTTTGCTCAGTCTCAACCATGTCTGCAGGGGACATGAGTCCAGCCATGTAGATTCCCTCGTCAAGGAAGTCATCATATTGCTCACGAGTGAGCTGGTTTCCGTCCTTGTCGTACCAGTACGGCTTAGCACCAAAGCCCCAAATTCCATCAATTATGTCGCTTGTCTGGAAAGGGTTTGAACTGTCAGAGAATGCTCTGTCAATCAAGGCGTAAGCATCAGCTTCGGAAATGCCTGCTCCTTCTTTGAACATCTTCTCTGCTTCTATCTCGCTTATACCGAGGTAATCTGCAATTTGTTCTTTGCTCAATGGCTTGCCGTTTTCGTCTTTCAGAATTTGCTGCAGCTTCCTGGCGTCAAGCATCCACTTACCATCTGGAGACCTGTCGTTATTTTCTGAAGTTTTTCCAAACTTTATTTTGACATCAGCTGCCAACTCTCGGCCAACCTTGTTTCTTTGCAATTCACCAGGCATCCTGAGTCTTCCGGAACTGAATTTTTCAGTGCCGAATTCGTCTTTGCTTGGTCCAGGTCGCTTCTTGCCCGGAATTGTTGCTGCTCTCTGTCTTACGCCATCAGCAAACGCCTGTCTGTCGGCATCTGACATTGGTCGTCGTTTTGAACCCTGTGTTCTTCTGTTTCTTCCAGAGCTAAGTCCTGGAGCATCTCCTGGCTCCAGGAAGTCGGCTACATCGCCTTCAACCATGTCGAAGTTAGAGAGGTTGCTAGGTGAGAAAATGTCTTCAGGAAGACCGCCCTTGCTCTCTCTGTTTAGTGATACTCCGCTTTCCTCGAAAGACTCACCTATCCCAAAGAGGTCGCTTAGCTCTCTCTCTAGCCTGTTGATTGCACCGTAGTACATGTCGCTGAGTTTTGCAGCAAAATCTTCCGGCTTTGTTGTGTTGTTGATTGAGTCAACCAAGTCTTCAATTTCATTTATTTGACTCTGCAGTGAGGAGCGAATGAACGAATCGTCGATTGCCTCGATATCTTCAAGTACTCCTTGGATTTCCTGAGCATCAAATCTCATCGAATCAACGGCATCAGCGGCATCCCCGTCAGCATCGTCTATATGCTTTTGCATTGCTGACTCGAAGTCAACCTTGCCGCCATCTCTCCAGCTGTTTCTGTACGAATTTTCTAGAAGGCCTATCTTTTCGCGCAAATCATCGGTTTGCTGATTCAGGAGTGCAAGATTCTCTACATGGTCTTCCAGCTGTGATTCGATGTCATATATTGCTGAATCAAGTCTGTCAATAAATTCCATATCATCATCTGAAATTTGTCCAGTCAAATCATCGATGCTTGGTGTACTTTGCTTTGTGATTTTCTTACCATCAAGAGCTGCGCGGATGTATTCATCCCTCGTAGCAACTAAGTCATCGATTGCGTCAATAGCTTTTTTATGGTCTTCTAGAGCAATCCTTCCACGTCCACCATTTGGAAGGAAGCCAATTTTCCCATCAAGAGCATCCTGTGTTACTGGATTGTTGAACTGCCCGCTCTTTTCAAACTCGGACTTGATGTCTTCTGGTGACCTTCCAGAACTCAGGCGTCCACCGCCAGGAATCCTGCTAGAAACCAAACTTCTCGTTCTTCTTCCAGAAGAGAAAGACGTTCCTTGAGGGACTCCAGGTTGTGTTGGATTGATTGGGGCAACTGCGCCGTCAATCAAGCCCTCAATCTTGTGGAGACTGAAACTTCTATACTGACCCGATTCCTCATCAAGTCCTATGAAGTATATTCCTCCGCCCTTCTTGGTCATCATTCCGGTTGGATAAACCATTCGTGGCTTGCCGTTGTAAGTAAATGAGATGACCTCACCGTTTCTGCGTATGGAATCAAAGTCATACTTTTCAACAGGAACCGCAGGCAAGTTTGCCGCGATGTGCCTTGAGTTTGAGCCAGCCTCATCCGTTCTCTTGAGAGCGTCTGTGACTAAGCCAATTTCCTCAGCAGGAGTTTCGTCGTATCTAGAGCGAACCCCGGATGAAAGTCTGCTGTTTTCTTTCATCAATTCAGCCTGGATATCGCTAGCTTCGTCTGCCCAGTCTTCTGCGCTCCAGTCAAGGCGTGATTCATCTATCTGCGCCATCATCCGGACATATTCCTGTCTGTCTGCGCGCTCTCTTGAAGCTCTCTTGTAATTTTCGTACTCTGCGTCTCGGCGTGCTTCCTCTTCTTTGAGCATTTCGGCAATTTTTTCAATGTCGGTTTCTGCTTTAAACTTGCGTTGCCATTCTATGCGGCTGTTTTCATAAGAGTCAGCCCATCGTGCTGCATCTTCTGGGGACTTAAAACCCTCCGAGCCAACTCCGGCAATGTCCCAGTCGATTTCGTCGTCTTCACCGACACCGTCCATGACCATCAATTCAGCAAACCACTCACCGGATTCATCCTGGCTTACATTCCACTGACTCGGGCGCGAGCGTCCACCTAGGAAGGCGCTTGCCTCAAACCAACTTCTGTCGCCATCGCGATAGCCTCTGCGCATATCGAATTCAGTGAGAACCTCATCACCAAATGCGCCCATTTCATCAGCAAGAGTTCTTACTGTCCCCTCAGGATTTAGCACATACTTGCTACGTCTTCCAGACGAGAGAGCAGCAGGTGCTCCGTCATACGTAGCATCCCTGTTTCCAGGTATGACTCCAGCCTCAGCAACCTTTCTACCAAGCTTTTTGCTCATCGATGGAGAGAGGGATATTGCGTAGTCGTGCGCTTTCTGCGCTTGCTCAAAAGCATTCTTAAGTGCATCTGGGTCAGACTTGAGTTTCTTGAGCCATGATGCAAGGTATTGAGCATGGTCTTCTCTTGGCTCAGGGGTCAAGCCGTGAGCAGTCATAAAGAATGCTGATGCTATTTCCGCAATAAGCTCTTCTTGTGCATATTCAGGGCTTCCAAAGTCTCCCATGTGGTCTCTGTTCAGACGGCTCTTGCCACCCGTCCAGTGCATCAACTCATGAGCAAAGACTGCATAATAAGCTTCCTTGCTCTTAAATGACGAAAAAGGAGGAAGTGTTATTTCGTCTGTTGATGGTCTATAGAACGCTCTATCTCCACCGTGATTGACTACTGCACCGATTTCTGAAAGTGCTTGTTCAAGTTCTGCAGCACGCTCTTCTTCTGAGAGTTGAGGCATCTTGAATTGTTCTTTATCAATTCCGTCAATCTGGTCGAGGTTGAAAACATATCCTGTTTTAAAGAAAATTGAACCAGGCTTTATTTCATTGCCATCAGCATCTTTCTTTGCAGGAATGATTGTTGGGATGATTATCATCGTCCCCTTTTCACCCTTACGAACAGTTCCGCCTTTTTCTTTCCACTGATTAAATCCAGCCCAAAGCCCTGTCTCGTAATTCATTGCATCCTTCTGGAACATCAACATCAACGAGTTGATTCCAGAGTATGGGCGATTGTTGTTCATAGCATTACGTGGAAGAGAAGCATCTCTGTGCCAAGGGAACTCCCACTTGCCACCTTCTGTCTCTGCTTTTTGTATTTGCTCGATTAGCTTTTCTTGAACGCTTCTATAAACCTCGTCCAACTTCCCTGAAGACAAACGCTGTCCAGGTTCCATGCCCTCAAGCGGACTTACGTACTTTTTGCTACCCGAACCAAGCGTGTCTCCGCGTTGTTTTTCAACCCAGGACTTTGCTTCCTTGTCTCTATCACGCAAAAGTTTCATGTGCTTTTGCTCGCGTCTTCTCACAGTTTCACGGCTGAGGCCAAGAGCCTTGGCAGTCTGGTCAAGCGATTCTCCACCCATACGACGGTCGTAAATTGACTCGTTCAATGCAAGCTCTGATGCTTCCTCTGCTGCCATACGTGCTTGGTCTTCGCGGTAAGACTCAACCTCGTCAAAGTCTGGTCGTTGCAGTGTTCCACGTTCGCGAGCCATGTGGCGCATTTCTGCCTGTCGCACATCTTCGCGTGTCATTCCAAGAGCCGAAGCAGTGTCCATGAGCGATTCCCCACCCATGCGGCGCTCAAATATCTCCCTATCAGAGACACCCAGCTCCTCTTGGTTCTTTCTCTTTCCAGAGGACAGATTTCTTGCTTGACGATTGTCGTACTGTGTTTCTAGATAATCCTGATACATCTGTGACGCAGCGTACGCAACGTCTTGAGCAAATCTTTCTCCACCGGCACCATACTCGTTAATGTATTCATCCCGTGTTTCGCCGTCGGTATCCATCCAGTGGTCAAGGATTCTCTCTGCCTCCATGCCGGTGTGGCCAATCTCTCCCAATTCCCAAAGCTGGTCTTTTCTCACTGCTTCCTCTGGGTCTTCGTATCTCTCGAACCCAGTTCTAGTACGTCTGCCGGAGCTGAGACCCTGACGATTTTTGTCTGCGAATTGTCTTTGTCGGATTTGACCTAGTTCTCGGCGTAGTTTTGACTTGTAGTTGTCGCTAAGACCAAGTTCAAGGCTGCGTAAGATTTTTTCTGCTCTGGCGGCATCTCGGATTGGCTGAAATGCTTTAAACTTTTCATCGGCCAAATCATAAACGACATCTTCGTCGACCTTGTTGTCGTCAATCTGTATAAGAGTAAATCCTTCATTTTCTTTGTTGTTAGGCTTGCTCCAGATGTCTTCGTCTGCGATTAAGAAACCAGTTCCATTATCGGTATCAAAATCTATCCCATAACCGTCGTTGATGTATTCTGGCGTGTCTAGCTGCTTACCATTTTCGTCATGCGTAATCACGATGTCGATTGAGCCGGCGTATGGCCGTGGAGTGTCTCTTCTTGAGCTGTATTCTCCCTCGACTAGTTCGATTTCGAAATCGGAACCATTAACGATTACACCCCTTCGCCCGTCATTGAGGGTGACTGTGTTCCCAATAAAATCCCTTCCGTTTGCTGAAGAAATAGTGTCAAGGTCAACTACGAACTCATCCGCATACGGACCACTGTCGTCCCATCTACCGGTAGGGAAAGAAGCGTCCATATCCCCGCCGTATTCATCAAATAACGCAGGCTTTGAATCTCTGGACATTGCTTCGTCAAGAACTTCTTTTCTCCTAGAAGAAAGACGAGAACCATCAGTGTCTTGATTTTTTTCTCCTGCAATGAATTTCTTTATGTCGTCAATCGAGATGTTCCCAGTCATGTCTTCGTAGTACTGGTCGATAACATCTTGCTCTGATGGCACGACGTCTGGCTCTGAGCCATACGGTCCAACTGGTTCAAGTCCCCAATCGGTTCCAAGTCTTACATCTTCCAGGTCGTCAGAAGTTGGCGCTCCATATATGGCGTCAACCACTTCTTCCTTGCCATAATCGTTGTATACATCAATTATTTCGTTGTGAGTTACGCCTGTATCAGGGTCAACATAGTCTGGGTGTATTTCAGGATTTTTCTCTAGTAAGTCGCTAAAAAACTCGTCGTTATCATTGAGTGTTAATTGGTTGTTTCTGTCTCTTTTTGCTTTTCCAGTATTCCAGTCGCTATCCCAGCCACGATTCCTCCACGCATAGGTGGCTTGAAGGATGCCCTTCTTTTCGTCATTGTCAAGATTTTCCCATGACCGCAATTCTGGAGTTTTATCGGAACGACCAGAAGAAAGGCGTGAAGAATCAGGCATATACTCATCAGCACCACTCATGCTCTCAATTATCTTGTCGTAATCTTTTTCTGCCCATCTCTTCGCAGCTGAAGGACTGCTGAATGTTCTATCGACATCTTCATCAAGTGCGTTTTGTCCACCATTTCTGTAGATATCAGAGAAACGGGTTATTGAGTACTTACCCTTGCCCTCGCTATTGATTCGGTACATGCCGTCAATATCTGGCGCGTCCATCTCAAAACCGTCTTCTGTTTCTGTCCAGTTATTTGTTGGGGTTTTCCCATAAAACACGTAGTCGTCTATGACGTCTCTGGCACTCTTTGGCTTCTTTTTGCCAGAAGAAAAACCAGGTTTTTCTTTTAGAGTTCCATCAGCATTAGCGAGAAATGTTTCTTTACCTTTATTTCTCTTGACTCGGTCGAGACGCCTCTTCTCAATTCCCTCAGGCGAGAAAAGTCTTTCTCGTGCTGCTCTCGCTCTCTCGGTTCGTGCAGCCATTTCCTCATTGGAAACCCCTTGAATATCAGCTAATGCTCTTTGACGAGCCCGCTCTTCGGCTCTTTCGGCAGGAGTCAGACCTTCGTCTTCATCATCTTCTGCATCCTCGTCAATTACGTCATCTTCAATAACGGGTCTTGGTTTATAGTTCCCGTTTTCATCCCACATTAGGAGGGATTCTTTTCCGTCACCCTTCGCTTTTGCTCTCTCGTAATTGGCAGCGCGACGCAGACGGCGCTCTTCTTCCCTCTCCTCCGGGGTTGGCTTCTTTTTGTCACCAGAAGAAAGCTTGCCTTCTGAATTGAGTTTGCGAAGTTCCTGAAGGTCTGGTCCTTTTTCTGTCCCTGAACCACCCTTCTTTTTTTTCTTCTTCAGCTTGTCAACATCCAAAAGACCAATGTCATTTAGGTACTCGTTGAGGGTGGCGATGTCTTCTTTTGCCCAGTCCTGCGTGTCTGGGTACTTGGACTTAACATCTGCTCTCAGGGCTGATTCAATTCCGTCCCAGTTATCTGAGTCATCTCTGCTGTGTGCATCAAGATAGGCACTAACTGATTTTGCATAGCTCGAATACCAGTTACTGTATTCATTGGAAGCTTTTTGCTTCTCGTTAAACTTTTCAGGACGCTTTCTTACAGAGTCGCCATTCCACATAACACGTGCTTGGTTGACTCCGATTTCGCGACCACGGAGATAGTCAGAACTTAAATTGTTATCTGCGTTGTAGCGTGGAACTTCTTCCCAGCCAAGACCCTGCTCATCCCATGCTTTAGCGATTGCTTCGTGGTCTACGCGCTTCTGATTTTCTTCAGCATTTGGGAATTGCTTTTCCATGTCGGCAGAACGGTCTGCATGGCGACGCTCATTACGCTTGCCAGAAGAGAGTTTTTCTGTATCAGCAAGTTCGGCTCGCTGACTCATCTGCCTCTTTGATGGCTTCGGTGAATTGATGGAGCCAGGACCAGAAGGCGTTGGGTCGGGTTGTTCCCATGGCGTGCCGTCGCCGACCATGCTGTTTAGGTTTGCGTCTTCGACTGTTCTTGGGTCCCAGCCTGGAGGCGGATTTATACCGGAACCACGAGAGCGCCGACCCCTTTTACCGCCAAGATTTGGTCGGTCAATTCCTCGGCTTGCAATCGCACGACCGATACGGCGGCCAAGTGCTTTTTCTTCTATTTGCTCAGAAGCTATTTTTTTTTTTAGAAATTCATAAGCAGAAGATGCAGCTCTAGTTATAGCGTCCTTCGACTCTTCGCTGAGCGGTGAGTTAATCACGATTCCGTACTCGTTGACGGTTGTGTCAATTCTGTGGTAATCAAGAACTGGGTCAATTACCGACTTGAACTCAAATGCGTCTTCAAGATTTACTGGGATGACGTATGACGAGTCTTGAGCCAAGAATGGGTCGAGACCCTTTTCCTCAAGCTCTTGCTCCTCTACGCCCCACTCCTCAAGAGTCTTATAAGAGCGACGCTTTCTACGGCGCTTCTTCACCGTGTTACGCAAAACCCCAAGAATGAATTCTCCAGGGTACTTCGCTTCGATGTCCTCAACCATCTTGATTTCTTCGTCATCAAGAATGTCGTTGTATTCCTTCTTGCCAAATCCGACTACAACACCATCTGGGATGATTGCGAATCTGCACTTGGCTTCATCTTCAACCTTGAAGTCAAGAATCTTGCACTTGCCTTCACCTTGGTAAAGAACACAGTTTGAGCACTTAACGCCAATGTCTTTTACTTTGTTTTCTGCCGGAGGATAGTATCCAGCCCAAATTCCGTCGCCGTCTTCGTCAAACTTTCCGTACTTGCGAGCGATACGAACAAGCGATTCGGCAAGCTCGCTCTCTTCTGCACCAAGCTCTGGCTTTTTGTTCTTGTCAGAACCTTCGTACTCAACAGGCGCCAATGGAACCATGACCATTCCGCCATTAACTGGCTTCATTGCTACAGGCATTGCCATTGCAGGGTTATTTGTCGACGGCTTATTCGGTTTGCCCATAATCCCAGGCATTGGCGAAGGGCCAGACTGGACTGGCGGTTTTGCCTGTTCTGCGTGAATTAATTCTGGCTTACCAAACATGTACTCGCTTCCAGTGAAGTGGTAACCAATTCTGAATTTTCCTTTTCCTGGCTTCACAAAGACCACAGAGTTCTCAGTCGCTTCAACAACCATGACTGGTCCTGCGGCGCGGCGTGAAAGTTCGGCAACCACTCCTGCAAGCTGTGGTCCACTTATTCTTTGTGAAACACCTTCGTCAAACAGTCCGTCTCGTCGTGGCTCTGATGATGGAGCGCTTATTGACATAGGCATCATCCCGTGCGTCTTCTCTTCATCGCTCTTAACCGAAATTGTTCCGGTTAGCTGATTGGCTCCATGGAGAACGGGTGAAACTTCGTAGAGTTCAACTTCGTAAAGAACGTTTGCCTGAAGGTTTTCATCGTATTGAGCTCTGAGAGTTTTGTAGCCGATTGACCACTCTTGTTCTTCACCAAAGAAGGCGACGTTTGCGAATGCTTCTCTGCCTTTTTCTGACTGAAGATTGAATTGAACTTTCGCGTAAAGACCGCCGATTCCAGCCATTTTCATCTTCATTGGAAGTCTTGGGTCTGATGCTGGAACTTCGTAAATTTCCAGAACTTTACCAATTGGGTCATTCCAGTTGTGGCCCCATACAACACGCGGCTTGCGACGCTGAAGGCTCTTAGCAAATGCACCAGTAGCGCAGATATCTCCTACAGAGTCCTTGTTTCCAATCCCCGAAACGAAACATTCAACAATGCCCTCTAGTTCATCGAGCTTGATGAGACCATTGGAGGCCTTGTATTGAATATTTCCGAAGTTAGAGTTTGGCATAGCGCTCCTTGGTTCTAAACGATATTAGAGGAACAATGAGCGCGCTCACAGCAAGTATTGATACAAAATCAAATAGTTTCAGTAAATGAATTGTAAATCTGTTGTTTTACTGAAAGTCCCTAAATGAACTGCCCGAACTTCCATGCTCTTCGCGATTCGTCCTCGGCAATTTCAAATCTTTGCTTAGCCATGAGATTTGCGTACATGCTTACAACAGCACCACGGAAGGAAGCAGCTCTTTCTTCCTCGCCCATCACGGATAGCGAGTTGAACATCATCGAAGATATTTGATTGAAGTTGTCAAGATTCATACTCTTGATGCGTGACATCTGTGAATCAATCTGGGCATTGAGGTCCGACTGATTTATGCTCTTTTCAGACTTCTGACCGTATCCATCATTGTACGTATTAAACGCATCCTGAATGATTGCCGATATAACAGGCCTTATGTCCTCGTCCATTTGCTTGTCCCAAACCTCGGGGGAGAGTATTGAGTCAATTTCTAGAGTTCCAGCAAACAGCGACTTCTTTGCCTTCGAACCGCTTGCCTTCTCAAGCACAACTCTTTGCTGTCTCTCGATAACTCGCTCAATGCTTCTGTTGAGAATCTCGTTCCATCTCGTTAGCGATTCTGCGCTTTTTGCCTGCAACTCGCTCTCGATTGACTTGTACATCATTCCGCCTGTTGGAACAGATGCGGCTCCGCCTGGAACAGGCTCTGCGGTTGTCGCAACAGCAGCAAGTGCCTCTGGCGGAATCGTGCTTTGGGCTAGCTGGTCTGGAGCCGGAGCGACTGGTGCTTCAACTTGAGCCAATGCACCTTGCATTGTATTTGGGTCAAGTGGTGGCTGTCCTTCTGCGCCAGGGATTGGGGCTTCTGGCATTGGTGCTCCAGGGACTGGCGCGCCAGGGACGCCAGGTGCGCCACCCATCTCTGCTGACGGAGCGGTTTCCATCTTCTTTTTTGTGTTCGCGATTGGAATCAAGTTTGGATTCATCAATAACGAGTCGGCAAGGTCGGCTTCAACTTCTTTTCTTCCTGAGC